ATAAGTTCTATACCTCACTCGGACGGCCCGAAAAGCCGGAAGGTTATGAGCTAGACCCCGATAAGAAGAATGCGCCTGAGTGGAACAAGTATTGGGAGGACACCCTGTTTTCCGAAGGTATTCCCAAGAAAACCGCTCAAGCTCTTCAAGGGAAGTTGAATGCTCAGTTGACCTCAATGGTGGAAGCGCACAACGCCAAGATTCTCGCAGAGAACACCAAGGCGGCTGAAACCCTGAAAACCGAGTTGGGCGACAAATATGATGCGAGTGTAGTGCTCGTGTCGCGGCTATGGAAGGAATGGGGAAAAACAGAAGTCGAATTCGATAAGGCGTTTGCAACTGAAAGCAGCGCCAACCGAACTACGATGATGCGCTTCCTGTTGAACGTGGCCGCAAAAACCGGAGAGGATTCATCTTTGCGCGGGGCTGGGCAGAGGGCGGAAGCGCCTAAACCCGGATACGATTTGAGTAAATTCAATCTTCCGCCAGCAAGGGTGTAGGTCTCTCTAAGGGGAGATTATCGCCATGGCAGACCAGTCTCAACTCGGTTACACGACGCTTACGGACGTAATTAACAGCTACTCGTCCTCAGATGCTCGTGCGCAGTTTGTCCAACCCTCCAAGGTGCTTGCTCGCGCTTGCCCCTTGCTTGAGTTCTTGCCTTTCGTTCCGGCAAACAACATGCTTTTCAACGTCGCACGGCGCACCGATTACTTGGACGTTCCTTCAACGCGCCGGTTCAACGAAGCCGCGAATGTCACTTCGTCCAAGAACACCAACATCACCGACGATATTGCCATGTGGGAAAACTGGAGTGTTGAGGATTCGGCGTTTGCCGATATTCAACCTGATCCCACGGCGTATATGTCGGATCAAATCAGCAACAAGATTGAGGGCTTCAAGCAGAAAATCGAAGTCACGTTGTTTTACGGCAATCCGGCTACCGATGTGGGCGGAATCCGTGGACTGGCAACGCGAATCAATAACCTTGAATCGGTGCCCAACGGAGATGGAAGCTGGCCTGCGAATGCTTACAACGGCGGACTGACCTCCGGCAACGCCACCAGCATCTGGGTTCTTGAACTCGGAAGAGACAAGGTGCAGGCAATCTATCCCGCTGGAACTCCTGCGGGTCTGGAAATCAACACTATTGGAAAAATTCCGTGGACTATGGCTACCGGGCTGAGTGGCGTTCTCGGACAATCCAAGGCGCTGATGGCGTATGTAACCCAGTGCAAATGGAGCTTGGGGATTCAGATTGTTGACGAACGCTGCGCCCAGCGCATTGCCAACGTCAACCCTGTTCCTCTCCAAGTTGGCGGGTTCGATGAGAACCTGCTCGTCCAAGCACTCGGCAATTTGCCTTCCGCTGGTAACGCTCGCGGCACGGTGATTCTGTGCAGTCGCGCCGTTCTGAACGAGATGAACATTCGCGCAATGTCGCAGAAAACCAACGGCTACTACACGCAAAACCAGGAAACCGGCGACATCTGGGGATCGCGGCGTATTACGCGCTTCCAGGGAATTCAGGTTGTTATGGCCGAAAAGATTTCTAACTCGGAAACCATCATCACCTAGCCTATGTCGCTAGAAGGAGATCATCATGCTTTCAGACGCAATGCAGTATTTCCACGGAACTGGAACGTCGGCTTTCGGGCCGATTACCACCACGGCCAAGACGGGGTTTACTGGCTCTATCGCCACCACTGGAGTCTTGACTATCACCGCAGGTCCAGCCGGGGGCGAACTTCTGGTAGGGGACTCTCTTACGGGAGCTAACATCGCTACCACGCTTGGTCCTACCATCGTGACGGGCATTACCGCAATCACCGCCGCGAACGGCGTTGGCACCTACACTGTCAGCTACCCGCAACTGTCAACCAGCGCAACCATCAATGCTACCCCGGCGCTCTTGGGCGATCTTCTGGTCGTTGGGGCAACCTCACAGCAGAGCAACCAGGAGATTGACTTTGGCGCGCCGAACCCTGGCACGTCCAACCCGTTTATCTCCGCATTCCCGTCTTTGACCGAGAAGGGATACGCCTATCCGCCCGAAATTGTGGGCGACGGTGGAATCCCGTTCGGCGTTCACATCGTTGTTTCCGGGCCGGTTTACGGGAACTCACTCACCAGCATCGCGTTCAATGTCGAAACCGGGGCAGCGACAGGGGCTACAACGATTATCGCAACCAGGTCTTTGACCATCGCGCAACTGCAAGTTGCCGGAGCGCACTACTGGATTCCGGTTCCGGGGAACTCTGTTCTTGAGTTCCTTCGCTGGAACGCGGTCAACACACCGGCCAACAACGGCTATGTCGGTTCCATCTATTCGTGGTGGGGACCGAAAGCAGGACAGGAGCAGTAGATGAAAGTTGTAGCGAAGTGCCTTGCGTTTGCTTGGGATAGTCTTGCCAAAAAAGCGTACAATCCCGACGCTGGGCCGTTGCCTGACGGCCTCTATGAAATCGACACGGATAGCCAACTGGCTACCTTGAAGACACTTAGAGGCGACTGGATTTTCCAGTATCCCGGCCATGAGGGACGTCCAAAGCCGGGAGACAAGCCTGTAGCGGCTGTGGCAACGGCAACCATCAAGGAAGTTGTCGAGGCCAAGGCAGAGGCGGTCAAGGTTGACAAGCGCAAGGTGCCAATGACTGCCGAGCGCAAGGCTCAACTCGTGGCAGCACTCACAAAGGGACGCGCCGCGAAGAAGGCACGAATAGCAGAATTGGCAGCGGCTTAGAACGGTCAACCATTCACAGAGGGGCGCGGCTTCGATGCCTCGTCCCTCTTTTTCTTTAGGGAGCCTCGATGAACTACTCGCCTGTGTCCATTGCCAATATAAGTTTGCAGCGCATTGGCGCTAGAGGGACCATCGGATCGTTCACAGAAAACAGCCCTAATGCCATAAAGGTAAATGTGTGCTGGGATGCTGTCCTGCAGGAGGTGCTTTCGGAACGAGAATGGAAATTCGCCAAGACTCGCGTCGCCTTGCAGCAGAACGCGCAAGCTCCAGCGGGCGGGTATAAGTACGCCTATTCTCTGCCGTCAGATTATCTGAGGCTGGTTAGGCCACGCGAGATACCGGAAGAGCGCCGCATTGCCGATGGAGCCGAGTGGGGTTGGGGCGGTGATAGGTATGGGTGGTTTCGCCACCGTGATATTCCTGTACACCCACACGAGGTGGTGCCGTATGTCATTGAAGCGGTTCTGAGCGCAGACGGGGTTTCGTACACCAACAATCTCCTGACGCACTATCCGGGGTGCGATACTTACACGAACGTCTGCCCCATCGTCATCAACTACATCCGGCTCATCACAGACTTTACTCAGTTGCTTCCCGGCTTCGTGAACTGCCTTGCGTACCGGCTGGCTGGCGAACTCGCGCTGGCGATCACAGAGGATGAGAACAAAGCCAAGAGCATGATGCAGATGTACTTCACCACGCTCAATTCCGCAGCGGCCCAGCAGGAGTGCGACTACTTGCAGGATGAGGCCGGTTCGCAGTCATGGGTGCAAGCAGGGCGCTATTTCGGGGGGCGCTACTGATGCCCAACGTCCTAATTAACAGTTTCAATACGGGCGAGATCAGCGGTTTATGTGAAAGCCGCAGCGACTTGGCCAAATTTTCCTCTGCTTGCCGCACCTTGGAGAACGCAATTCCACTGGTGGAGGGCGGCGCGAAGAAGATGCCGGGAACGTACTTCGCCGGAACAACGGCCAACGGCGGAGCGATGTTCACTGCATCTATGGGTGGCACCTATATGAGCGTCGGTGATGTAAATTACGGCGTTCTCCAGGTTGGACAGACGATTGTTGGGCCTGGGGTAGCGCCAAATACTACCATTACCGCTTTCGGCACAGGAACAGGAGGCAGCGGAGATTACACAATCTCTCCAACTCAGACAGTTGGCATTGAGATTATGCAGACTGCCAGCGACGACAAGAGCCGCCTTGTGCCTTTTCAGTTCTCGACCGACCAAGGGGCGATTCTCGAATTCTCTGCCGGGATCGTGCGTATATGGGAAGGTGCGACTGAGGGGAGTTGGTCGTTGGGGTTGGCAGAGCAATTATCTACCACGATCAATTATAATCCCGCGACAGCGTATGTGAACGGAAACATAGTGCTGATCGGGCCTACCTTTTTCTTCTATCAATTCGAACTCCCAGGGTATCTTAGTATTGCCGCTCCCTATGGAGCATCCAACATCAACACCGTAGCCGTTACCTTATCGGTGAATACTTCCGATGCGCTCAGTGTGACCGTAACCGGCACTTCCCCGAATCATGGCATCAATATCGCTCTGGCAAATACGACTCCCGCCAAGAACGCCGCGAGTTTGATTCAGGCAGCGATTCAGGCGCTTGTGTCTTTGAATTCCCCGTCTAACAATTATGTAAGTC